CATACAAACTTCACCTTTACCCATATCCATCATTGGGTCTTGATAAACTTGTATATATCCTAGTCCAGCTACATAGTAATCATCAACTACTTTTCGTATAACTGTTCTACCATCAGATACATCATACATATAAGAAAGTAAACTACTAATTACATTTGCTACTTTTTTATCAGAATCTTCTCTTGGAGCAACTCTAAAAGAAGGTCTGTTTGCAGTTATCATTGCTTTAGCTGTTTCTACAGCTGGATGTATTCTATTTACAACAATTGCAGCTTGGCCTCTGCCTTTTAATACATTAGCCTGCTCTGTTGTCCATTGCTTCCCTAAACGAAACTCTTTATCTTCTTTTGCTTCAAGAGCCCAAGTATCCCTTTTCTTGGAATATCTTTGATAAATATCAATCGTTTCATTTACAAAATCACGTTCGCTATGGGCAGGTTTAGTATTTTTATCTTTATACGCCATATTTTTTACCCCTAATATACATTACATTGTCATCCAATCAAATACTTTTTTAATTTTACTGGTATTTATTTTTTCAGGGTCATAGTCTTTTAGTCTACAAGCCTTATGCCCATCAAGAGCTGTCCATATAGAATCCATCACGTCATCATGCTTACCTCTGGGGTAAGAAAGGAACTCTTGCTGAGCTGTTATATCCTCTGGTCTAAAGTAAAATAAGTTTCTTGCAAACATAGGAACTAGCGATAACAATCTTTCACTTTTTGAGTTTCTAGGTTTTACTCCCTTTTCTAACCCTGGGATATATATATTTTCTTTACTCATTAACTCTCTAACAGCTACTCTCAATGCTTCTTGGTAACCTATAGTTTCAATCTTCATTCTTCTAGGTCTGTATTTTTTATAAACATCAATTAATATCTGTGGTTGTTCGGCAGGAGATATCCTATTTCTATAAATATCAACAACGTACTTTTTGTTATCATTATCAACAGCAATTGTAGAAACAACAAAATAATCAGCCCTACTAGAAAGGGAGCTAGCAGGGTCCACCCCACAATAGATTTCAACTGGTATAATTTTCTTTTCATCTCCAACCTCTCTTGTTAAACAATTTTGCCCATTAATTCTTTCAAAATCATAATGATGTAATTGTATCCAGTCTGGTTTAAAGGGAGCATCATCTGGAGATTGAGCTATATTCATATACTCCTGATAAAAACCATTCAAATTACCAACAGATTCAAATTCTTTCTTTATTCCTAGTATTCTGCTCTTAGGAAATCGTTCTGGCCAAATACTCTTTTCATCTTCGTCCCATATAGAATACCATAGAGTTTTCCACGTCTCAGACTCTTTAGCCCAATATAAGAAGCAGTCTTCAGAGATAACAGTTCCTATCATGCATATCTTGCCCTCATCTGATAAGGATGGGATAACAGCTTCTGTCATCCACTTTCTATTCTTTGCCCTTGCTTCTCTTGTAAAGGCATTCAATTCAGATTCAAAGTCATCAACTATAATTAAATTGGGCCTTGTATCTCCCTCGATAAATCCTCTAACTCTTTGCCCTGTACCAACAGCTACTATTCTAGAGCCATTAGCTAATACTACATCTGTATGAGTCCATCTCTTAGCTGTATTAGGACCTAAGTCTCCAAAAGTATTTTTTAGATTTTGACTATGCATTAAATGGTATTTAATCCTCGATAAGAAATTTATAGACTGAGCTTGGGATTCTGATATTATAACAATAAATAAATCCTCATTAGAAGACTTAAAAGCTATCTTCCACAAAGGATAAATAAGAGTGGTAACAGTGCTCTTTGCCGTTCCTCTAGTAGCAGCTATTAGCACTCTTCGTGTGTCGTCGTCAGCTAAGGAAGAATACACCTCATGATGGAACGGGGGTGTTTGTTTACGGAGGGCAGTCGGGAAGCAGTACCTTCCAAACAACGCCATGTTATTCCGTAATTTTTGAAGAGCTCTTAACTCTTCATACTTAGCTTCATAATCCATTACTCATCTTCTTTAACAGTAGTTCTTTGAGCAACTAATTTTTGTTCCTCTTCTCTAAGCTCATCTATAAGCTTAGTAGTAGAAGTAGCTTCTATAGTATCTGTAGTTTTAACAAGATGCTTGTCTTTCATACCATGCATATCTTGTAGATTCTCCACAGCTCTCATAAGGTTAGTGACATCTTTCTTGTCTTTAGCCATCATTATAGTTCTTTCTAATAAATCCAAAGTATAATCTTCCGACATACCATGGCTACTTAGTAATTTTGATAGTTCTTCTCTTACCATACCTTTAAAAACCTCCGTTCTCATGTAACGCTTTATTCTTCTATCTTCATTAGCGTTTACTTCACCGCATACTCTTGCTATAGTATCTTCCGTATTCATTGTTTGAGCATATACCATAGCTAGGTTCTGCATTTTCTTTTGTTTAGCCTTGACCTCTATAGGCCTTTTCCCCGACAAGGTTGTGTTTGACTTACGACCTTTTACTTTAAGTTCTTTTGCTTTGTATTTCGGATTGTAAAACGTATATCCCCAGGCGAATCTAAGATAGATATTATCAATTTCATGATTTGACGTATATTCTTTTCTCTTGATAACTTTTGATACGAATCCATCGTCAGATAATGCCCATTCTCCTTCTCCTGCGTCTTTCCAATTACTATATTGAAGTCCCTCTTTGTCTGCTTCTTCTTTTGTGTATATTTCATAGGTCTTAGCTCCTATATCCTTATGCTGAATAGTAATTGTATACATTACTCTGCTTTTTTAACAATATCAGAAAGCCTTTTTGCACGATTTGGTGTTTGACGAGCCCATTTCGAATCGAGCATCTCAGAGCTACAAGCTTCATAATTACCAAGTCTCAAAAGAGCTATTGTCTTTTTAAACTTAGAAAATCCACCTAATCCTAGCTGATAACACATTTCTATTACCACATCTTGTACAGATTCTGGTAAATCAGCTACAAAAGGAAACTTAGCTAGTATCCTTTTCTTTAAACTATCAAGCTTTCTAATAAGTATCATTTCTGCTATATCTTCATCCATGACTAAATCTTTTATGGCAAATCCATAGCCTATAGTATCATACCCCTCGGTACACTTATATACTTTATCTCTAAAACCTTCTGATAATTTTACGCTTTTAATTAACGACATTTAATACCCCGCTTCACTCATAAAATCTTCTACTTTAGGAACTGACATTTTGTTCTCTCCTCTGTTTGGATTTACAAGATTTTGACTTTTAACTATATCTAAAACATTTAATTGATTATCATAATTAACATCAGGTAGATTTCCAAATCCTGTATATTCTTCTCTTATATTAGTTGGACTACCTATCAAATAATTATACACAGCATTTGCCAGAGGCTCCTTTATCTGCTCACCTCTTTCATCTCTGTTTCCATATCCCCATCCCCACTCACCTAAATTACTTAAATTTTCAGGATACTCTCCACTCTCTATAAGTGGCAATAGCTCTTCCTGAGCGTCTTTCATAACAGAATAAGCTCTTAAATTTCTCTCATTTTGAAGCCCTCTCTGGAGTAAGTCCATTACAACCCTCTCTCCTTCTGGGTTAAATATATCAGCATCCTTTTCATACTCTTGAAATACATCATAGAGTTCACGTCCTGTAGGAGTTTCCTTGTCTGAGGGGTCCCCAAAGACACCTCCTATTATTTCTTCTTCGTACTTTCCTTTTTTAGGGTCAGGGTTTAAGCCTAATAGTCCTCTTGTAGCTGTTTTACCTGCCACCGCTAAGAGGTTACCTGGGTTTATATAGTCAGCAGGATTGCCATACTCGTCTTTAAATGCCTTATAGAGGTCTTTTGGTTTAAAGCTTCCTCTCTCAGGAACAGGTAAGCCTTTTTCTTGAAAATATGCATCTGTGTATTCTGGGTATAAATAATCAGGAAGAGCGCCTTCAATAACTGCGTCTAAACTCTCTTCATCTCCATATATCCCCTTTATTGCACTTCCAAAAGAAGCTTTTTTAGGAATATATCCAGATTCTTTGCCCTTCTTAAATAGATTTTCAAATACTGATAAAGCCACACTATCTCCTGTTTACTAAATTAAAAATCAACGCCTGGAGTACCCCATGCTGGGTGCCCTCCAGTTTCTTCAGCCCATTTACTGCCTTTTCCCATAACAGCTTTATAACTAGCTTCTGCCTCAGAGATACCTCTTCTTTTTAAGCTTAGATATCTTTTAGCCAATCTATCTCTCATCTTAGGAGGCAAATTCATCACTCTTTTTTCGCCTACTACATCCTTTAAAAATGTTCTAAAACCTTTATCTTTTACTATTAAACTATTAAAATTAGCTGCTCTTGCTATACTAGGCTCATACCTTAAAGCTCTTCCTTCAAGAGGTGTTCCTGGAGTATTTAACGCAGAAGCTTTCCTAGCTTCCATTCTTCCTAATCCTCTAGCCATACCAGGGTCTCTTCTCATTCGCATAATTCTTTCTAATGTTTCTCCTCTACGACCTGCTGTTTCCATAGGTCTACTAGCAAATGAAGGCTTTGGATATTCTCCTCTTACCATTTGAGGGCTTAACTGTCTTCTGCCTCCCATAGCTTTTCTAATCTTTCTCACTATCTCTGAGGACAAAGGTTTAACAGACCGCTCTACGCCAAAGGGGCTATGTAAACGTCTTAATTTTCTTAGTACCTCTGGAGATAATGGCTCAACAGAAGCAGGTTTTGGCAGTTTTCTTGCCATTGCATCCCAAGGTCTACCACTACTATATCCTCTTCTAATAAAGTCTTTCATTCTGTTCATTTCAGGATATCCACCTGGATACTTAAGTCCTTCGAGGTCTTTACTCTCTTGCCACATCCTTCTTGTCATTTTTTTTGGGAATCTTTCGTAGTATTTTGGAACTTTATATTTTCCTGCTTTATTAAAGTATTGAAGAGACGAGATAGGCCCTGTTTCCCTTCCTATAGACCTTCCTTCTTGTCTAGCTTTTTGTCTTAACCACTCACCTCTTGGCCCTGAAAGCCTTACAGGTGGTGCAGCCCCATACTTACGTTCAAGCATCATTATCTCAGAAGGACTAAATCGTTTGCCTGTATAAGGAATATGTGTTTCTGCCCATTGTCCACGATAACTCTTCCCAGTCTGAACTCCTGCAGTACCAGGACTTTTATGAGGTATCTCTTTCCTAGCTTGTTTATACATTTTAGCAGCAGCTTTCTTACCACCAGCACTTCTTAATAACATTTGAATAATCTTTCCTAGAGCCATTTAATACCCCTTTCTTGGTTTCTTTTTAGCGATTACCTTCTTACCTGTCTTCTTGGCGTAAGCTCTTGCCTTCTTTTTCCCTGCTTTTGTATAACCAAACTTCTTTTTACCAACTTTTGGCATTTCTCCTCCTTGATTTCTTTGCTCTTTTATAGGCTTTTATAGCTTCTCTAGCCTTTCTTTTAACATATTTGCGCTGCTTAGCTTTCTTATTGGGCACGAAATTCCTTTAATTTATGCTTAAACTTTAACTCTAGCTCTTTACCCTTCTTTTCTAGCTCATCCTTGATTTCCTCTACCTTATTCTCAACCTTTTCTTCTACTTCTTTCTTAACTTCCTCTACCTTAACCTTTACTTCTTCTTCGGCTTTATTGAGTAATGA